CTGATGACCAAGGTAACGGTTCTCTTAGTTCAACTAGATGTAGATACATGGAAATAATGGCAGGTGGTTTAGGTCCTGCTACTAATTCCGCTAATTATGCTTTTCAGAATCAACCAATGTTTATAATCCCAACCGGTGCAAAACCAGCACCTACTGAATTTCTTGATTTCTTTTTAGTATTTAGTGCTACTTCAGTACCAACTTATTCTGTTCAATACTCAGTAATATTACAAAATAACGGGCAAGGGTTAGTGTCAGGCACAGTTACATTTAGTGCCGCAACTTCTAAAGCGTGTACTGTAAGATTCCCAATTAATGTACACGCTCAACCCAACGATGTTTGTTCTGCCATTATTCAGGTTGTTGCTACTAATTCTGGTGGTTCTGTTACTTATCAAGAAGCCATTGATTTAGTTATGCAGTAATTAAGTGTAAGAATAAAAATACTCAAAAATGAAAAAATCGTAATTTTGGCGTAAAAAAACGAGACAAAGCCGATTTACATCGACTTCATCCCGAATTTTCCCTAACTCAAACACTACCAATTTACTTCTAACTCACCAAAAGTATTTGCTACTTCATCAAAATACTTAACTACACCATTCTCTTGACCATATTTCCACAAATCATAGGTCAATTGAGAATCCTTAAGACAATAATCTACTACTTCATCATATTCTCCGGCCTTCCATTTTACAACAGAATCTAAACTACTCATATTCTTCTGGTCATTGATAGTACATTTAACCAAATTATCTAAATGAACTCTCTTACCATGCTGTTTAACTAAATGTGCACTTGTATCAATACATCTATTGGATTTATCTTCTAAATATTTTCTTACAATATAAATATCCATTGAATCTCTAAGTACAGGTAAATCAAAAGCGTTAATGTTATGCCCTAACAAGATTCCACCTTTCTGAAAATGGTCATCTAAGTCATACTTAAGTTCTCTTAATGATTTGATTATAACACCACTATCTTTTTTTAAGTCATTAAGGGATTCATCTACATAAATTATACCTTGATTTCCATCCCATGTTGTTACACATGCTACTTTAAATAGATGGGTATTGCCCCATCCACCAATCTCATAACTTAAATTTTTTGTCTCTATATCAAACGATAATACATCACTCATCTTTATTCACCTTTATTTTTACATATGACTTTGTAGTTCTTACTTCTTCAAACATGTGTTTTACATTTTGCCAATGTCTATAAAATTTATTTCTACCACACTGTTCGTTTTTTCTGAAAGCCTCAATCATTAACTTTTTGTCTACCCATCCTTCTGTACCATTAACCCTAACCTTTGGTTTTGTTAAATTGTATGCTACTACATACATTTTTTCATTACTCTTGTCGTTGAATCTTTTTGGTCTTTTCTTTAACTTATCTGTGAACCAAGTAGTAATAGAGTCAAAAGATTCATCTGTTAATACTCTACCTTGTTCAATATGCTTTGCTGTAATTACCTCACTTCTTTCTGAAACGGCACATAATGCCGCCGCAATACAGATATTGTTTATCATATTCATAAGGAAGGTATTTAACGCTTCGTATATATTATCATCGAAACTATCCATGTACTTTTTCATACCTTTCCATACAGTCTTCAATCTTTTTTGAGCATCTTTAGAAAATACAACAACTTTTCTTTTATCACCATTAACTGCTTCAAGTCTTTCCTGTGCCCATCTATAAGAAGAATAAAGCATTTCTGAAAACTCTTCTTCATATGCCGCAGTTCCGTTATCTTCTTCAAGAATTTCTCCAATCATATCTATATAATCTTCTTCCATTTTTGACCTAAGAGATTCCGGAACATCTCTAACATAAAGCCACATACGCTGAAACACACCCTTAGTAAGAATTACCTTTTCTAATCCTTCCGGTGGTAATGTGGTAGCCCATAAAGAGCGTTGAGAATCTACCACTAAATCCTTTCCCCAATCAGTTAGCCTTTTCTTAATTAAGTGTGTCTTAGAATCAAGACGATTCATAAACTTTTGAAACAACATAACTGTTTCTTGTTTATGTTGTGACTCCTTGAAAATACCCGAATGTTCAAATTCATCAAATGCTATTAACCCACTACCATACAAACTACCAAAAATAGTTTCGTCGTGCATCTTAGGTATATCGTAATCAGCATCTCCATCAGCATCTTCTTTATTATAATCAGGATTAGGAACATCCATTTTCATAGTTCCTAATAAAGATTGGTCAGTAAAACTATCTGGGTTATTTAAAGTAAATTCTTTAACACCTTTTAATGGTAATTCTTGATTTCTAACAGGGTGTTGATTAACTAATTTAAAGGTCGCTTCCCATACAGGACTTAAGAAATCAAACATTGTTGTCTTACCACTTCTTGAAGTTTGAATCCAACAGTAATGTATTCTTGGGTCTAACGCTAACCTTCCTATTGGGACTCTAATAACATCTTTTAGTATCTGTCCCATTGATACAAAGTATGCCATCTTAGCGGAGTAATCATTGTAAAGAGAAAACTCCCCTACAATTTCAGTCCACCTAATAACATCTTTTGGTAGTTCTACTTTCTTTGAACGAATAACTCCTAAACTACTTGTATCAGTAACTTGTGCCAACGCATCATACATATCCCATTCATCTATATCTAAATCATCTGTCATTAATATTTCACCTCATTTTCTGAATTCAATGCCTTAAGTACATTCTCAGCAGTTTTATTTCCTATACCTTTTAACTTGATAATATCTTTACTATCAGCCATAGTTATTTCTGCTATACTTCCAAAGGACTTTAATAGGGCTTTTGCTTTTTCTACTGAAACACCCTGTATTTCAGAAAGTACATCTACTCGTACATCATCTGTTTTAATTTTCTTTGGTAATTCTTTGTGTATAATTAATTGTTTATCTATATGTTCTGTTGTTGCTAATATAATATGGGCGGCAGTTCTATAATTATCTACCCATACAGGTTTAACATCTGTATGTAATGCTATTGAAGTTAAAGCACCAACAAACATTTTCTTTAATTTACTTCGCCATCCCATCGAGTTATAATTTGTTCTACGAAGATACTCCATAGCGTCATCTAAACTCCCATATATTAATATTATATTTTTATTATATGTTCTATCCATGTTATCTAATTGGTTAAAGATTCTTTTATTCCTAACTGATGCTAAGAAATCAGCGGCTGATTTTGCTTCTATACAACAATCACCAATAATATAATCTCCTATCTCTAACCACTTCTTTTCTGTTTTTACTTTTGCTTTACTCGCTAAGTCAATTAGCGTTCTACTTAATTGTGAATCTTCTCTACTATCAATTGTTATCATGTCCGTACCTCCAACACTTACCTATGCAAAGTCCTTCTTCAATTAAAGTATTACAATGAGGTGCCATATATCTACCGTCTACAATAAACGATACATGCTTTTTTGTCTCGTATTTATTATAATCTATCCAAGTATCTTCATTGGATGCTATGGTATTAACCTCATGTTCAATAATACTTTTAATATCATCTAAAGAACCTCCACTTAGTTCTCTTGGGTTTATTGTTAAATCTTCTTTTACTACTACTAATTCTGATAAAAACTCGTTATACCATTGAACAAGAAGTACTCTTGCTCTATGATTAGGATTTTCTGACATTACTGCATTTTTTAAGCAGGGTAATATAGGTAAATCACCAGGACTTTCTACACTATCAATTTCTATGTCTGCACTTTCCATCTTAATAACTTCAGGCCACTCTACTAATGTATTACCATAATATACAGGTTTTATATTTCTTGCACCTTTTTGTGACAGTTTATATATTGTGGGCAATCCAGAATATAAATCTTGTGAAGTAATAGGAATACACCATCTTTGGGCCTTTAGATGATATGTATTCTGTATTCTCCTTAACCTACTTGTATTAATTACTACTGTATCAAGATATTCACTTTTATTTACTACATCATAACAGATATTAAAGAACGCTTTTATTTGTCTGAAGGTATTTGCTACTTCACCATAAACAAAAATATGAAATCCTCTACCTGAAAAAGAAATATTATGCTTGTAGTCTTTACTTAACAACCACTTATGCATTCTAAATACATCTTGATATAAGTTTTCTAACGGCTTTCCGTGTGCATCAAAGTCTAAAAATATCCTATCAATAATAATAGAATATTCTAATCCCCTGTTAGTTGTAAAGTGTTTATAATCATACACTGATGTAAAAAGATTCATTTTACCATTATACATTTTGATAAAATCTTTATACTCATCTTCATCTTTAACTATAATCCTTGAAGGTTCTCTTGCTCTATTTCTTAGGCTACCTGCCCACATCTCTCTCGGAAAATACATTATCATCACCTCTTTTATATTTATGTATGGAACAATATAAATCATCGGGGTTAGTCAATTCAGACTTACATCCCTTTAATTTACATCTATTACTCATATCATACCACGCTTTTTCTTATCCTCTTCGTTTAATAGTTTAGTGTCATTTTTAATTCTATCCTTTAAAGTCATTACCTTTTCATTTGGGTTAGTATTATCTTCAATTGAATCCAACTTTCCTTCAGGACCTTCCTCAAGCATTTCAATATTAATTTTATCTTCATTGAATTCCACCTTTGCTGTTCTTAGATACCTACCTAATACAAATTGAACCATATCAATTAAATTTATTAATGCCTTATGGTGTATTGCTTTATTAAATGTCATTGGGGGTCTTCCGTTTTTCGCATAAGGTATGGGTGTTTCTGCAACTATCCAAAACATATTTTCTATACTCATACCAGATATTAGTTCCCTTGCTATCTCTTTACAAATTTTATCTTTGTTAAGTATATCTTGAATAGACCATTCTCTAGCCATTAATTTATCTTCTATTTCTCCACTATTAAGATAAGTATCAGAACCAATCATTTTCGTCTCCCCCTTCTACTGCTTCACAAATATCGTAATACCCACAATGGATGCACTTCTTGTAAAAGAAAGAGGCAGGAAACTGCTCTTCTAAATATGATTCAATCAGTTTATCAAAAGACCTTTTAACTGCGGTTTCTGAAGTCTTTAGAACCTTCTCGACATAAACATAATTAGAAGCAGGGAAATACCAACCCCAATGTGTAAAGGGAATATCAGGGTCTAACCCAATTGCTCTAACATCGTCGGGGTCTGCATTCTCGAATAACATTTTATAGAATGCCATTTCTTTTCTCATTCGTGTTTTAGCACTATCTTTCCAAAGACCTGTTTTTAATTCCATAGGAATATATCCACCGTTCTCTAAAAACAATCTATCAATAATACCCATCATGTGTACTTCAATACCTGAATCAGTAGTATATCTTGCGTGTAGAGTGATTTCATTTCCTGGCGGTATAAACTCATCTAATGTTTCTTCTTCATGAGATTCAATAAACCTTTCAGTATTGTATGCTGACATTGACCTATACAAATCTTCTATATCTTCCTTATCTGTTTCAGGGTAAAGACTTCTAAAATGCTTTTGAAGTTTTGCAGGTTCACTAACTAACTTTGAGGCGTCATCTATTTTCATTATCTTCCAAAATTCTTCTTGGGCATCGTGAACAATAGTACCTTTAATCATAGCCGGACTAACTTTTTGTTTTAAACTATCAATATAACCGTATTTATAATTTAATTTACAAAAGCCATAACCACCAATTGAAGACTTTGTAATCTTCAAGATAGGTGCGCCTGCTGTCTTTGGTTCCCATTTGTATGTATATATTCCGTTTTCTTCTCTCATTCTAATCTCTCTCTTTGCATCTTTGTTCGGTAGTATTTTCACTTCACTTTTTTTAATTCGTCAATTAGATGACTTGCCCCCTTACGAGTTAATCCATCTGGGATTTCCCCACCTAATTTCTTAATATACTTTATCTGACTTTCAGTAGGTTCTTTATCTTCATTCTCAGAAGATACTTTACCTGTACCTCCTTCTAAATTAGACTTTAACATAGAAGATGTTGTTAAATCATGACAAGGTTTACATAATTCTACTACATTAGACCTTGCACTAATTAGGTGCAGTAGTCCTTCTTTCTTACACTTATGTTGAGAAATGATATGATGCCATTCAGTATATCCACCATCACCTTTTTCTAAACATATAGTACATACTCCAGATTTGTTCCAAAGACTTTCTTCTTCTAATTGAAGTTTAGCAATCTTTTCTTCAAACTTAGTGTATTTGTCTTCTAACTTTTCCATCTCGCTCTTTAGTTTTATTATCTCTTTTATATTACTTTTATCTCTCATATTACCACCAACTATCTAATGTTGTTTGTTTGCCATCATTGGCTATCGCTGTTAAATCCCACCTTAGAGATTCATATATCAATTGGACTTTCTTTGTTATTTCAGAATCGGCTAAACGACCCCAATTAATAGGGAAGTATTCTAACACTTCTTCTATTTTCTTGAATGCTATGTATTCAACATTCCTTATTCTACCCTTAGTTTCATACTGTCTTGGGTATTTTGATATTTTCTTGTTATCTACTGTGTAATAGTAATAACTATCACCTACTTCTATTTCACCTATCTCTTGGTTATAGAATAAAACACCTGCTGAACCTCCAGCAATTTGTAGATACTCCGAGATAGGTCTTTTAAGTCTACTTCTTTTAATAACAGACTTAGGGTTATAAGACCCAGCGTTGATTATTTTATACATCGCCTTAGTATACTTAGTCACATGACTTTCTGATTTACCTTGTACTACCATTTTAAGAACAGTAGACTGAACAGTTTTTGCTAACTTGGTTTCATTAGATTTCTTCATTTCAAAACCCATTACGAAAAATTCATCTTCAATATCCTCTCCGTCTTTCCAACTAAGATAACCACAGTATCTGTTCTTCTTCTTAGATAAAAAGAATGATTTAGCAAACTTCTCAAACTCTAATTGTACATGTTCATTGAATACTTCCTTTTGTATATACTCATTCAACTTTGCACATAGAATCTTACCTTCTTCTACATTAGGACATTCGACAAATATAGAATCTGTATGCCCGTAAATAACTCTAAAGCCTAATTCTTGTGCCTTAAATGCTACACTTCTCATGGCTTCTCTTGCTGATGCTGTAATTGCTTGTGCCATATCCATATCTCCCCATCCGTATCCATCTTTTGCTAATACACCATATAGAGCATTTACACCACGCTTAGTTGCCATTTGTGCTGAATCCCATTTCTGGTATTCTTCTTTTGTCGTGGAGTTCTTTCTTTTAGTTTTATATTCATCTCGTAGTTTCATTAGTGAAAGTACTGCATTCGGCATAACACCCAATGGTTCTTTAATAAACGAAACATTAGGAGTTCCTGCTTCCCACTTACTAAGATTCTTTGGTACGGAAAAATGAACATCATGCCCTTCACCTTTTGTCTCCCAAGATATATTCCTCGCCGCCATCATAGAAGGGTACAAAGATTTAAAATCAAATACTGCTACATTATTATATAACCCAAAGGTTTCTTCTTCTACCGGATTCATAACGAAAGCCGCTTCATACTTTTCCTTAGTTCCTTTAATACCCGTTGGTGCTTTCCAATCTGAGTGTCGCATAAAATATGCCGCACCCATTTGAGAATTATGAAATACACATTCAAAAGGACATACGAATAATTGTTGAAGTGCAATATCGTTTTCTGATATGTTCATCTCATTATCCATATCCACCATTAATTTTACATCCACTCTATTATATTCTAAGAATACTTCTGTGTCTTCTAACCATGAACGCTGAAAAAATTCATCGTCACCAAACTTAGCATTGGTTTTTTCTTTACCTGTATCTTCTCCAAGTAATCTCTTAGAACAATAATCAAGAGAAAGAGATGGTAGAGTTCCTTTTTGAGAATCTAACCATAGCCTTTCAAATCTTGTCATTAAACAATAAGTAATTCTTCCCTTAATAGGTTGAGATGTATTAGTGTAATTTATATTATAAATACGGTTATGTGAAACACCTCTAACTTCTCTATGAGGAGAAAGTCTTTTTGGATTAATATCATTAGCAATTAACCTTTCAATAATTCTAGGAATATCGAAACCTAAAATATACCAACCTATAATCATATCAGGGTCTTTATCTTCTATGTACTTAATGAATTGTTCTAACATATCTTGCTCATCATCATATACTTCTACACCTTTGTAGAAAGGAATTGGCTCGATAGGAAAATGAGTCATTACATAATAGTGTTCATCGAATGAATCATAGAATGTTAATGCGTTAATCTGTCCATCATACCTACCACCTACTTGAGTTTCAATATCAAGATACCACTTACGCATATTATATTCAGGTATTTCTGTTAGACAATCATTAGTATATTTTCTTGCTAATGAAATGTCTGCTTCATATGTATTACCCCATTCTTTCTTAGCGTTATGGAAATCTCCTACCGTTTCAAAAGTTACTTTGATAAGTTTTTCATTGTTTAACGAAACCCAATTACCAAAAATATATGTTGGTTTAATTCTATTAGTACCATACTTACTTGAAGATGTAATAGTTTCCGGCATTTTATCTCCTTCTTTAATAAAAAGGTAAGGTTTAAAGTCAGTGATAGTTTTATTAACTCTAAAGTTTTCACTGTTTCTATATCTCATTTCAATATTATTTCTTACATCACTTATTATCATTCTTAATCCATCCCGTGAGGTTTTGCTTCTGTCTGTCCTGCTTGAGTCACACGACAAAATCTTACTTTATTTTGGAAGTCGTAGATATTTGTTGCACCAACATAACTCATTGATGACTTAATACCGTCAGATATATCATTGACAATCCTATTAACCTTACCTTTGTACGGGGTAATCTTAGAATTGCCTTCTACATTCTTTGTTTCTTCTCCCCTTGCTAATTTAGAATCAATTGATGCCGACCCTTGATACTTTTTGTATAACTTTTCATTAGGCCATTTTCCCATTTTAGCAATAGAACCAGGAGTTTCTTTAGTTCCTGAAAATAATGAGCCTACCATTACTGCATCTGCACCAAGACCAATTGCTTTAGGTATGTCTCCTACTGTTTTACAACCACCATCTGCTATAATATAAGGTGATTCGACTTCTAAAGAATTAGTATAACTATAAACATCCTCTAATGCTGTTGCTTGAGGAACACCTACACCTGCTCTAATTCTTGTTTCACACATAGAACCATTACCAATTCCTACTCTAAGAGAATCAGCCCCTGCTTCTGTAAGCATTTTTGCAGCACTAGCAGTTACAATATTACCCGCCATTACATGTACATCTTCAAATTCTTGTTTGATATATTGAATCATATCTTTAACAAGCGAGTGGTCGCCATGTGCTACATCAATACAAACACCTGTTATATTTGTATAAGACATAAGAGAATCAATTCTGTTTAACCCTAACAAACCTACTCCTATTGCTGGTATAAACTTTGTTCCAACTTCTTCTGTAATAATATTACACATATCTACTTGTTCTACTATTGATTGAAATCTATGCAATACTCCTATACCACCAAGTTGAGCCATCCTTATACACATATCAACACCAGAAATTGTGTCCATTGGTGATGAAACTAAGGGAACATCTAATTCATAAATTCCTATTCTTGTATTAGTATCACAGTATGTTCTTGAAGTAATATCTGAATAAAATGGTATAATACTAATATCATCGTAAGTTAAACTTTCTTTATTTTGAATTTTCATTGTTTCTCTCTCCCTAAAACTTTTTCCTTTGTCATCTTTATATCACCTAACACCCATCTAAGGGCACTGATGACACCTTGTAATCCTTTATAGTTATTCCAATGTTGTACTCGTAAAGGTTTTGGACAATTTTGAAATGCTAACCATCTCTTATTTTGTTCTGCTTCAGCAGTATCTAATAGTGTTTCAATTTGTTCCCAACTTCTTGTATATGAAAAGTTTTCACTGTCTTGATGGTCATTCATATTTATCCCTCCTTAATTCTTTTTCTATAAATAATTTTTCTACTTTATCTATGTAGCATACATTACAAATACGAGAATAACCGTCAAGTTTAGTTAGAGAAAATGAATACACAGGGGAATTACAATCTTCAAAATTACATTGGGTATTAGATACTTTCCATAATTTATTCATTCCCATTCCTCCCCAAAATCCATTCCCATTCTAAATCTAGCCTGTAAAACTATCTTATGACATTTATCGCAACAGTAACCTTTGTTAATAGGATGTGCTAAATGTCCATATCCTAAATACGGTTCGTTGCAAATACTACAAAGTTTTTCACTCTTCCTCATTTCCATCATCTGCATCTTTTTCACCCTCCATCTTACATACCGGACAATTATTATCACTAATTAACTCGCTACACCAACCGGTCTGATGTAATACATTTGCTGCTTCTAAATTAAAAGCGTTTGACATAAATGAAATCATGGCTAATAACCCTTCTATTACTTGTCTTTCTTCTGTTTTTTCTTTCATTCTTCTTCATCTCCTTGAGAATATACTTTACCTTCAAGTTCTTTTTCATCAATAGTTGCTTTTAATTCTTCTAACATTTCTGCAATAAGATTAATTCTACCTAAATGATATGCTACTCTTGCGACGGGTGGTAATTCACTATTAACTTTATCTTTCATAAAATCTTCTAATGAGTTATAACCTGCTTGCTTGACGGCTAAATCTAATTCATTCTTCGCTGGGCCTAAATAATTTAATAAATTCATTTTAATCACACTTCTATTCTTGGTGCTCTTAACACCTTTAAATTACCACTTAAAATTGAGAGTGGTGACTCATCGTTAAAAGAAATTATAGTGGTTAGACCATTCAGATACTTATGAATAGGCGCACTAAATTCCATTGTTGCTTTTTCTCCTACTGATTCAACAGGTTCTAATTTAACTAAAACCATTTCTCTACCATTAGATGAAGAAACATTAAGATTAATTCCATCATAATCCAATTGAAAAACTGAATTACCTACGGCTTCACAATCAATAAAAGCATTTATGAGTTCTTGTGAACTAACTTTAATTCTAGTTTTCAATTTAGTTTTCTCACTGATTGTAACTTCTTTACTCATATCTCTCGGTACATTTAGATTCTTCTTTACAAAATGAATACTGTCGTTATTCTCATGTCTTTCTAATATAGGAAGATTAACTGTTTTCCTTTCAGAAATCAATTGAAAAATGTTATCTTCCAATTGAAAAATACAATCTTCTTTCGGTAGATATTTCAATAGGATTTCAGAATCAATTGCAAACTTACCTGTTTTGTGATTATCAATCTCAATTGTTTCTAAAGCGTTAGATACAAATGTAGAAGCATTTGCATTAAACACTTTAACATCTGTTTCACTTACACTAATAACAATAGAAGGACACAAAATACTACTTTTACTATTAGCACCATTGTTCCATTTACCTTTTAATAACACACTTTCTATCTTCTCTATCATTTCTTTTCCATTTACTTTAAATTTCATATTATCATCTCCATTGTATAGGGGGAATAAAGTGGTGGGAGGACACCTTATCAGATTCATACACCTTTCTTTATTCATTACTACTGACAAAACCCTAATTCTGTATGAGGTTATACCTCAAAGAGTATTCTCACTAATGCTCGGAATACCTGTCCATTCAATTTTACCATTATTATTTTCCATAATAGTAAATGTTTGTCCTACATTCTTAGCATTAGTTTTTGACTTCTTTACTTGACCTATTAATTTAAAGGTCTTACCTCGTTCTTCTCTTTTACATTCAATATGCTGAAATAATTTAGCCGTTGTTGATTTTTCCCAATCAGGCTTTAGTCCTACAATATCGAATCCATCATGTACTTCCTTCATATGAGTAATGAAAAACTTATGACATTTCAATTGACAAGCCGCCTTAAACAAACGCTTGTATTCTTCAGTTCTAGCATACCATTGAGTCGGAACCATTTTTACTTTATCGGCAAGTCTTGGGTCTTTTCCCTTAATGTGATTTAATCGTGCAATCATATTGGTAGTATCTAACCATGAATCTAGTCCATCAAAAACAATAGCCTTTACTGCTTCGATTTTAACAATCTGTTCACCGTCTTCAATTTCACCTGTTTCTATTGCTTCATTAACCATAGCAATAAAATATCTTGCCATGTCAGCAGTAGCCACATAATCTACGGTCATATCTTCATTGTAAATAAACGGATTAAAGATAACAATCTTTTCATCATTACTCCAATGTTGTCTCCAAGTAGGTTCAGCACCTTCATCAAAGTCAAGAATAAACAACCAATGTGTTTCTCTTTCTTCTTCTGTTCTACAATCAAGTGCAATACCTGTTTTACCTGTTCCTGGATTTCCACTAATTCCACAAATCATATGAGCAGACTCTTGTTCTAAAAGTTCTTTTCGTTGATTCATCGCTCTAAGTTTTGCTCTCTTAAATGCGGTCATTCCTTCTTCATTCTTCGCTGTTGCAACTCCTGTTGCCTTATCTTTCTTATTTCCTAATCCCATTGTTCATCATCTCCCTCTTTCTTTTCTTGTTCATAAGTATAATTATACAAAGTTAGTTCTTTAATTATATTTTCTTTCATAACATCTATCTTATTTTGAACTTGATTAAGGCCACTTGCAGCAACATTTTTTATTATAACTCCTATATCATTTTGAACTTGATTAAGGTCATTTATGTTTTCAACTAAAAATTGTATTTGTAATTTTCTATCTTTCAAATTATCTTGCAGTAAATTTTCCAACTCCGCATCGCTCTTTCTCAAAACTTCCATCTTATCTTGTAGTTTTTTCAAATCTTCTATTTTTATCATATCATTCACCTTCTATGTGTTCTCTAAACTGTTCTTTAAATTCTCTAAACTGTGCATCAAATACTTGTCGTGTATACATTTTACCACTCTTTAAATGTATTCTTACCGAATACAATTCATTGTCAGTAATGTTTTCTTCATCTGTTATTTTCTTCCACTCTATCGCTTCTACTTCTTTTAAGTCCATACTTAATTGATTCATTCTTACATATCTCATGTTATTCACCTTGATTAAAAGATAGGCTTCGCACCTAATTGAGTGTCATTCAAACCGCCAACACTTACACGGCAACTCCAAATCTTCGAAATTTTAGAGTATCACCAATAATTAAGAGTGTCGTCACTCTCATTTGACTTTGTTTCTTGAGGCGCACCTAAAGCAACTCTTGGTAGAATACCAAAGATGTTAAATGAAACAGGGTTCATTTCATCTTCAATCTTATTACCATCTGAATCCTTCTTAGGAGATTGGTTTGTTCTACCAATAATGATAACATCAGAACCTACACCAAAATCAATATCCACATTAGATGGAATCCAACATGGTGTTGATTCAGGAACATCATCATCCTCAAATCCATATGCTGCATCGGCAGGTTCAATCCAAAGTACTCTATTACCTGTCTTTTCATTAACTTGTAGATTCATACTACTAACAATTCCATCAGTAATACAAAGTTTCATTCCAGGATTTGACATAATTTGTGCGTGATAATCTTCAATCTCTAACAAATCAGCAATCCAATCTCCCATATGTTCAACGAGTAAATCTTCCATTGAAGGTAAAGTACCAACGAACATATCATCACTTTCATCTAAGTTATCATTGTATTGTAAAGAATTAACTGTTCGGGCTTTGATACCATAACAAGCATTTCTATCATCATTAAAGAGTGCATTCAAATGAAGCCATCGAAATGTTTCAATATCCCATTCTTTAGCAAGGTCATTCTTTAATCCGAAAGTCCAATACTGATACTCTCCGCCTTCTTTCTTAGCAATCAAATGTACTCGACGACGGAACTCTTCTTGAGGCAAAGGCTTTCCGTAGCGAGGATTAGAGTCACCACTCATAAAAGATTTAATATTATCAATAGGAACAATCCACTTATCTTCATCAACTTCAATAGATGATTTTGGTAATTGAGGAATGATTTTTGTCTTAACCTCACCGTCGATAATTTGACTCTTCTCATAACCTGCTTCAGTTAATACAACTTCAGCACATCGTTCTTCGTTAAAGACTGTATTAGAATTACTTGTGTAATCACTAACCAAATTCTTACGCTTCCATTCTTGTACATCTCTTGAAGGTTCACTACCTACAATAAATCCAAAAGCATCGTTTCCGAATCCACCCTTTTTAGATGACGACTTATTTCCTTTGAGTGAACCTCTTGCAAAGTTACGAGTTAGAGTTAGTGCGACCATTCCATTTCGCTCATTCTCTAAGTCGAGTCCATTTGCTTCAGCAATCTCATTGTACTTTGCCAGCATCTCTTCTTCTGTCTTTCCTAATTTAACGGCCAATCCGCTTAGTTCCTTTTCTATTCTTTCATTCATATTTTCACTTCCTTATTTTGTTTAGTCAATAAATTGGGCCGTGAACCACGACACAATTATTTTCGGAGTCATCGACTTAGACCTCCACTCCATCTCTCCAATATGACTTAGGCACTTAAACATAGTGTTCCTATTCATATTGCTTTCTAATACGGTATGATGTAGATTATTACATATCTCTTTAACAGAACGACCACTTAAAATTTCTTGCATAAGAATATCAAGTGCTTTATGTTCTTGTTGAGAGGTTAGTAAATCCAGACACCTTGCATAATCTTTCAAAAAATCTTTTGACTTTTCAGTAAGACTAACACCACTATGTACGGTTGCTTGTAATTCGTTAATTGCTCTACGCATATCACCACAAACAGTATCACATAGGTTTAGTAATTCTTCACTTGTTGGTTGATTAGATAACTCTTCTTCACAACAAATAAATGATAGCATGATAGACATAGCATTAGCATCTAATGGTTTAAACCAATAATTAGCACAACGACTTCTAATTGGGTGTTCTATATTATATACATCATTACATGTAATAATGAATCTAACATTATGTGCTCTTTCCATTGTCCTTTTCAATGCCCTTTGGGAATCTTTAGTCATCCCATCGAATTCATCTAAGAAACAAATCTTAAAAGGTACATCATCTGTACCTTTAGTAGATGCAAAATCAGCAATTGTTGTTCTAATAGTATCTAATTTCCTATCTTGACTTGCATTTATCTCTATGAAATTAAGAGGTTTGCTTTCTCCTAATATTTCATTTGCTAAACAATGGGCGGCTGATGTTTTACCATTACCTTGTTGCCCATATATTAACACATTAGGCATTTCTTTTTTATTTACCCATGTCATAGCGTCTGACACAAATTTCTGCTGTCCTACTACATCTTCTAATCTATGTGGTCTGTATTTTTCTGTCCAATTCATTATCAATCTCTCCATTCATTATTTTATTTATAGCATCCGAAGGCTCTTTCGCCATTACTTCAACCGTTTTCTTTACACTGTTTTCCACATAAGAAACTATGTGTATTACCTTTTCAAGTAAATCTGATTCAGGTGTATTTTTATACTTTGTTCGGGCAGTATAATTTGTTCTCACTTTAATCCCACCCATACTAAAACTATTAATGTTAAAACATTAATAATACTAACACTAATTATAATCTTATTTGTTCTATCTATTAGTTCATTTAATCTTATTAATAGTTCATTTGTCTTGTCCATCATTTAAATCAATCCCTCTTCTTTTAATTTCCCATCTAACTAATATTTCAATTAGTCTGTGATAAAATAATATCATCTTTACCCAATCCTAATAACCACATTCTTGCGTGAATTGATTTTGTCACACACGGATTACATACTTTGTATAACCCACATCTCATTCCGCTGGCTTCTGCATTTTCTTCCTTACACATTTCGCATCTCATTCTTCTTCACCTATATTATTACATTCATTACAATTATTATGATTTATAAAACCAGAACCATCACATAATTCACACATGTTTAACTTTACATATACTCCACTGTGTCTATTGTTTGCTTCTAATACCTTCTTATATTGTTTATTACTACTAATATAAGATGATACTTTTCCTTTAGTTGGAACAAAGGTATAGGTTATTTTCCTATCTGAGTTATCTATATACTCAAGAATACTTTCTATAATTTGAGAAGATGTTCTTGACTCACCATCATTCATGGCTCTATCAATAAATCTTTCAGCATAGGTTTTATTCCTTTTTCTTTTCTTACCTTTAATCCAATTCCTTCTTACCATATTACATCACTTTTATTATTACTTCTTCAGGTGTTAAGTCTGATTCGTAAAATTCACGCAGTATTAAAAATCTAGTATTCTTTCTAAGGTCATCGGGTAATAATCCTAACCATTTATTAAACGGACAACCTGTACCTTTTGCATTCCTCGCCATCAATAATCACCTAATTTTGTATTTACTAACCTAACACTCTTTTTTCTGGGTTTAACTAAACCTAATAATTTACATTCTTCTTTATCTAATTTAGATATAGCCCAATTCTTATACTCTTCATCCATAAGTAAAGACTTTACTAAGTATGAATCCTTTGTTTTTAATCCTAACTTATTACATATCTTAGGAACAGGTGAATAAGAATTCCTATTCGGAAAACTTAACCTACCTTTATTACTACCATCCCATGAATAAACTAATATCTCATAGAAATAATCTATACTCCACTTTCTCATTACATTATCTGCAAATGATATACATCTTACATCTACATTAGGTTGAATCCAACTTAATAATTGTATGTCAGGAGGCTTGTTATGTTTAACCATATCTAATACTTGTTTTCTATTACCGTTACAAAGGTACTCATAAGTTAAATCATAGATTGATTTATCTAAATCTATAATCTGTTCACTGTTAGGTGCTATATTTTTAATAACCCTTTGTCTGTAATCTACTGAAGAACCACATCTTTTCCTTATACACAAATTCATTATTGGTTTAGGTACATCTTTCTCATTAAGTGAAGTTAATACTACATGTTCTAACGCATGTAGAATTTCTAATATCTTCTCCTTTTGAGGTTTGTAATTAACTTCTTCAATTAGTATTCCGTGATTCTTAGGGTAGGAATATACATCATCCAACCTAATATCATTTGCTTGGAATACAACAAAGGGTCTCCCTTTTAGTTCTTCAGTTGCTTTAGTAGTTTTACCACTACCATACCCACCACAATATATTTTAAATTTCTTATTTATTTGTTTCACTATCAATCAACTCTAATAATAAGGACATGCCTTCTTTGTCTAAATGTGTTTTATCTGTTATAGCCTGTAAAACCGAATCAAACTTATACCAATTTGAGTGTGAACATGGTATATTCTTTGGCATTAACTCCCTTAGAATTGTTAATGATTCTTTCTTACCTACTATAAGTACGGGTGCATTTCTATTAACACCTTCCTTTTCTCTAAGTATTGAGCCAATTTCTACCTGCTCAAACTTTCTTTGAAGAGCAATAAGAAAATCCCTATTGGCTCTAAACATAACCCTTGTTCTAATTGTCCATCCTGTTTTACTTTTAGATGAACGATAGATAGTTACTTCGGGTCTTGCTATCGTTAATAATATTCCTTCTAATTGTTCTATGTTAAACATTTATACACCACCATAATATTCTGCTCTTTCCTGTATGAAATCATGATATGTCGAATGACCTTTCAAAAATAATCCTGCTTCTCTTTTGTTTCCAACAAACTTCTCACCACATTCAGGACATTCAACCTTAACCATAGTGGCCGAGATATATAATCCATCATGCGTTTCGTAAGTATATGTTTTACCTTCATTGAAAATATTCGGAGGAAAAATTTCATCCCACATAGTCATCCCTCAAAGCAGATGTTAGTGCCTCAAGATAATTATTATTACTATACTTTATTATCATTTCTATAATTTGCGATTTATTAAGATTATTTAATGTTTCTCTAATAAACCAATTACGGGCTTCGACATATTCATCTTCATACATTACTCTTCCTCACCAAATTCTTCTAAAGTAGATTGACCTACATTAGTTAGAGAAGAAGGTAAGGGTTTATTTAGAGTATCAACACAAGCCATAAATAAATGTTGAGGTAATACTCCCTCAATTCGATAAACAACTAACTTACCTACACATCTTAGATGGTAGTATGTTGTACCAGATTCAATACTTTGAAGTAATCCTTCTTCTATACCGTTAAACTCTTGGTGACAATAATGACACCATTTTCCCTGTTCTATCTTTCTTATATCCATATTTATCATTCCATTATATCTTTTAATTGTGTTGGTTCTTCTTTATCATCTCGGTATTTAACATATCTTGGGAATCTTAATCCATATTCTCCTGACTCGTTTTTAGTAATCATATCACCCTTAACCTCGATGATAAGGTTGCCCGCACCTAATCGGTTATACTCTTGGGTTAAGAAGGTTAGGTCTAAATCTGTAAATCCACTACCTACTTTACCAAATGAAACTAATTCATCACCATCTTTAATAGCAATATTGTAAGCACCATAAACACCTGCTCTTTTACCTGAACCTAATGTTGCATCAGTAACTATACAATCTATATCTACCATAGGTGGTTTATACTTTAACCATGAATTACTTCTTGAACCGAAGTCATAAGAAGCATTTGGGTCTTTTACAATTACACCCTCAAACCCTTCAGCAATAGCATTGTTATATACATCCATCATTTCTTCTTGAGTATTGATTTCAATAGTATTTGCTAATAGACATTTATCAAAGTGCATTTGTAAAGTAGATAACCTTGTGTCAAAATCATCTTCAAATACAGGTTGTCCACCATACATTAAACAATCAAACAATCTAACTGTTACAGTATTACGGTAAATAACTTCATCAGTCTTACCATGAATACGACTCATCATATTCTTAAACTCCGCTGGATTTCCATCTGCATCAATTGGGTAAATCTCACCATCTGCAATCCAATCCACAGGGTCTGTATTTTCTACTATCCAAGGAATTAAATCATTCTCAAACTTCATAGTAATATCATCACCCTTTCGATTAAAGATTTTAATACCTTCTTCAGTGTTATGAACCTGCGCTCTAATACCATCGTATTTATAATCACAGTATCTCTTATTCCTTACTGTAAATGAACCACCTTTTGCTAACATAGGCTTCATATAATTACCTGCAACCGGAACATAAACTAATGCACCGTTATTAACTGACTGTGAAATAACATCATCAATAGGTAAAAAGGAAGTAGCCTTTTTCATATCACTTGCAGGAATACCGTAAGTCTTAATCATCATTTTCTTAACTACTGTTTCTCCACATCGGTTTCGAGTCTCTTTTAGTAGGAAAGCGGCAAGCCATTTCTTTCCTAAAGCATTAACATTATCAAAACATACCATCAAGTTATCAAATAATTCGGCTGAATCAGTACCGCATAGTACCGCATAAACCTCCGATACGGATATGTTTCTATCTCCCTCTTGTAGTCCATCACCTAATGAAAGGATGGCCTCACCGAGTCCTCCATGTACTTCTACAAGCGTAGAAATAGTATGTTCATCTACATTATATTTCTCGGCAACCTTTGAAATTAAACCTGCTTCACCTGCCCCACTATTAGGGTAATTCCTTGCCCATAGGTTAAGTATTTCTACTGATTCTTCCATCGGGTTTTCATCAAAATGCTTAACCATTTGTGTAGGTGTCATATTGATATACATCTCATTTATTTCTGCAAAATTATTCCAATTCATTCTTCATCACTCTCTTCTATCCATTCGCCAAATTCTTCTTCTTCTTCTTCAACTATTACTTCTTTACCTACACTATCATTAAAATTAACATAAGCAATCTTAACATGATTAACAGTTAATCTTGTTTTAGTCTTCTCTCCACCTGCTTCATCATTACAAAGGTTAGCAAAATCCTCTAAAATCTTTTCTGCTCTCGTTTGAAATTCAATGATTGATGGTAAAGGTAATTGTCGTTCCGGTGCTATCTCTTCAAATATTCTTTTTATCTCTCTTATACTAACCATTTATCTACACTCTCCTTATTGTAAAAGTATTTTGGACTTTCAACTTTTTTAAGATTCAGGGCTATCCATACTGAACCACTTAGAGAATCAACTCTAATTATTTCATAATTTTCTGTCACTATATAGGTTTCAACTTGAGGTGTTCTACCATAAAGCCTTTGAATCTCACTTGATACAATAGATATATTATCTACTATATATTTAATAATCAAAGGTTGTTGTATTTCTACATAAGGTTCAGATTCTAATTCATAATCTCCTGTCCAATTACAGACATTACATCCTTTCTTATTACAGATAGGACAATTAATAATTAAATTTCCCAATACAGGAAACCTTATTCTTCTGAGTCGTCGAACTCTATCAGATTTGTCTTGCTTAGATATTGTTTGTTTTGATTCTTCCACCATTTCATTCTCTCTCCATCACCTAAAACAATTGCTGATTCAAGAATTAACAATTGAGCATTTATTGTTCCCCAATCAGTATCACTAAAATATGCAACACCAAAAGGATGAGTATGAATCCAACACTTAAAGGGAATCTTCATACCTGAAACATCTTCATTTTCATAATCAACAAAACTTCGAGTACCTTTACTGATGAATAGATTATTATCTCTATCAACAATAACAGATACTTCTAATTCTCCAAGATATTCTGTTGATACTTGCCAAATCGAATTCAAGAACTTTTCACTCTCATAGTTTTTATTCGTAGCGGAGAAGGAATCATTTATTTCATCTTTCATATCCTGCCAATATTCTTCAGTTACTATTACATTATCAATCATTTGTTGTCCACTTCCTCTTTTACTTCATCTTTGGCCACTACTGTCTCTGCTTCATCTACTATTGGATTAAGACCGAGCATATCTACTCGTTCATCACTACAATCAAAAGGGTTAGAATGAATCTGACCACTAACTCTTGCATTAACTAATTTAATATTCTGTTGTTCATTCGTGATTAATTTATCACAAACTCTACATTTTGCTTGCCCGCTTCCGAATCCTAATTTCCATTCATTCATTTGTTTCACTTCCTTTGTTCCAATCTTTAACCCATTGGGGGGCTTCTCTTTTCTTGTAGTCCATGAACTTGCTTTTAGCACTCATGTAATATGTTCTATATGCTAATATAGTGTCTTCATTTTTATAAACCATCGGCATACATTGTGGGGGTTTTTTGAATCCCGCATTAGGTATGTTCTTAGGTTGTTCTTTTAGCAAATTTCTAAGTTTAGTATCTGTTAAATGTACCTTACCGTATCTGAATGTATATTCATCGCACAACGCTACAAATAAATTATACAAATACATATAATGATTTCCCGATTCACGAACCCACTTCGTAGAAGGGTGATTTAAGTGTGCAGTTTTATAAACTACACTTTCATTGTCCTTCATAATACCTACTTGCGTAAATACATAATCACCCTTTTCGTCTTGTGAAAAGAATTGGTCTAAGTGTCTATGTGTAGTACACAACATTTGTGCTGATTCAAGAATCATTTTAACACAGTGTTTGTTATTATGCATCTTAGCACATTCTTCAGGAGAATCGTGTAAGTAAAATATATTCATTGTCCTTCCTCCTTACATTCTTCAAGTATAACATATTCATCTTTTTCTAACTCTTCTCGCAATTCTTTGATTAGGTCATGAAACCATTGAATGTTTTTTATACCTATTTGTAATTTTATATTATAATGTTTCATTATAATCACCCGTTAATCTTGAAATGTTTTTCTACATAGTCTCCATTAAACCATCGTTGCATCCATTGGACACCATAACCTGCAATTACTACCTGCATAAAATTAACACCTTCTGCTTTTCCTTCCCACTCATTACCTTGACAAGAAAAAGAACCATCTGGTCCACTTGTAAATACATTATATAACTTAGGGTCTTCTAAATGTGAAATCATAGCAGCATTTCTTGCTTGTGCCCTCAAATCTAACCACTTAACATCTGAATTATACATTGTTCTACGAATATCTAAGTTATCAGCACAACAGATAACTAAATCATAGCCTTTTAATTGTCCTGCTGTTAAAACCTTGTATGGTTGAGCATCAATATTGTATTTTTCTGCCATAGCATCAACCTTTCTCTTATCAATATCTTCTTTGGTAAAATTTTGATAAGTAATATTCTTCAATTCTACAATATCAGGGTCATAAACAGTAATATCATACAGTCCAACTTTATCTAACAGTGGAATCATAAAACTTCCTATTCCACCTGCGCCAATCATCATTACATTTCTCTTTTTCATATTCTCACTTTCCTTAAGTTTCTTTTTAATCTCGGCAGACTAACTCCGAATAACGCACACACTTGTTTTTGAGTATATGGTGTGTGTTCATATACATATGAGGCAATTATACCTCGTGTTAATGTTTGTACTTCGTTCCATTCCTTACACTTATCAGAAACTTCCTTGTTTTCAATGCCCATATTAGACAAAAACTCGTCAATATCATTTATTCCAAACACTCCTGAATTAGAATAATGCCTTGCAATTCTTTTTGCGAGACGGCTTACTCTACTTGTTTTACAACCTAAGAATTTACAGTAATCTCTGTAATTAGTAGGCTTATTTAAATCTCTTAATGTATAATAAAGAATAGCACAAGCCCTCTCCGCTAAATCATAAGTATAATACATATTAGTATAGGAAATATATTTATCATTCTTGATAACTTCATCCTTATCTTCTATGTCATACTCATTCATAAGCATCATTAAGTCTGTGCTTTCTATTTTTTTATGTGTTGTATTTTCTATTACTTCGTATATTCTATACGCTTGAATACAACTACAATCTTGACAAACAGGTAGATTAAGACCTGTCTTTAATTTCAGGTGCTTGCTTTGACAATTCACACATGGCATCCCAATCTAACCTCAAACTTTCTTGTCCTGCTTCATGTCCATTAATATATCTCCTTACGGTAGAAACTAATTTAACAAGCATAGTATCATTCATACAAGCAAATGCTCTCGCTGCGAATTGGTCGCCAACTGAAGCACCACTTGAAAGGTTATCAATACAAATTGGACCTGCCCAATATGGTTGTTTATTAGTAGTATTTACAATAGATTCATCTAATACTGTCATAATATCATTTTCTCCAAGTGCTTTAGAAGTTAATACATAAGTTGATACATCTTGAATACCACGCTTAGACTGATTATCTGTCACCATCCAATCCGCATATTTACCTCGGATAAACATAGCCAAAACTTTCTCGCCTGACCTATTAATATGTACACCCTTTGTTACTGTATCATATTTTCTAACCATGTCATCGAATAATTGCATTGCTCTTTGTTCAGCCAAATCACTTCGTCTATTTTGTTTCAGAAACTCTTTCATGATTTTAGTCTGTGCGTTAGTAGGTTTTTCTCCAACAGTCCTTGTCCATAATTCAGCAGGGGAAACCATATACCATTTACCTGTACGCTTATTGTGCAAGTAAGAATTAACAAAGGTGTTTAGGTTCTTAACTGATATTTCACCCCATACACCACTACTAATTTCTAGTGCATAATTATCCGTTGCTATTCTCATTAACGATAATCTTGTACTTCTTTCATGTACTGCACCGTCTTCCCTTTCAAAGAACTTATATGGTACACGATTTTCCATAGCATATGAAACATTCTCAGGAACTTCAATACATCGAAGTAAATAATCATCTAATGCTTCTTGGGCTTCTTCACCTTCTCCGTTAATAAATGCAGAACGCATAATGGTACGAGATATTGCTTTCATAATTATATCTAAATTTGCAAAATCACCATTCACATTATATCTATTACCAATCTTACGGAAACAAATTAGATACTTACACTTACCTACTCTCATAAAGATAGTACTCTTTGCATCACCTTTAACTAACCCTGTTAAATTGAGAGTAGATTTTAAGTTCTGGTTGATAGATTCAATAGTTGGTTCTTTACCATCTGGGTTTCTACTTCTTTGAGCATAAACATCAATATTTCTATCTCGGTTAAAATGCTTACAAACAACAGGTGTTTCTAATACTGATGTTCTATCATCGCTTGCGTGTCGTATTCTAAAGTTTGCTGTTCCCATATTTAATCCCTCAATAATTCTGTTATCATTTCACTTGCTCTTGTTTTAGTTATATCTTCAGGTGGTTCTCCGCCTAATTTTTTAATATAGTTAATTTGTTTAGATGATGCTGGAGTCTCTTGTACAGCATTAGGCATAATAATTTTTAGTAGTGCATTTAATTGATTTACTGATAGAGTTTTTCTATTGATAACTCTATTAGACATATCATTTAAGAATTTCTTTTCCCATGCATTACTACTATCTTCAACACTGAATACAGGAATATCATAATAAGCACAGGCTTCTGCCATAGCACTATCATCATAACTGTTTTTAGTTTCAGTACGAATTTTGTTTGCTTCAATCTTTAATTGTTCTCTCCTCTTTTCGGCAAGCAAATCGGAAGATTGATTTTGTTCTCTAATGTAATCCTTGCGTTGTTCGACTTCTTCCTTTTTGGTATCTAACAACCTTTCAAACTTTTGAGACTTAGCAAAGAGTAATTGTACATCTCGCCATAACTGTTCATTAGGATAACCTCTCGTTTCTATTTGTCTCTTAGGATTATTAGGGTGATTCCATCTCCATACAACGGAAGACATTTTACCTAATGAACCAGACTTTGTTTTAGCAATAGTCATATGTGGTTCATATCTCTTAGTAGATAAGTCAAAGTATTTACCTTTAGAACGAACATTGATGCGTACATCCAATTCTTTTACCTCATTGAACATCTCTTCCCAATCTTCTCCGTTTTCTTTCCACCACCAATCCTGTTTCATTGTCTTAACTGACTCTTTCATCCACTCGACAATTAACTCTTCAGTAATAGCATCGGCAGGAATACCTTTGTTCTCTTTCAAGTGACGAATAATCATCCAATTGGTAATATGTTCACTACCAAGAATCTCCTTGATTTCATTTTCAGTATTTTCTACTTCAAAGTGCCACGCAATAGCATGTCCACAAACACATTCACTTGGATGACCGTGATGAATTTCAGGTAAATAATTCTCAGCCATTTGAGATAACCTTAGAGGAACATACCATACTCTACCTGTTGCTCTCCATTCATGTTTAGCCTCATCCCATTCATTAGAAACAGACTTTGCAGTTAGTCTACTAATAAGTGCCTTGTTTAAAGCACCCGATTCATTAACACTAATTATTTGTTTTTCTTCTCCATCAATGTACCTTGTATTAAAATCATCTACCATAATTATTCCTCCATATCTAATTCTTCTAAATCTACCCAAGCCAATTGTTCTTCTAAATAACCGTCACACATTTGATTTAGTTTTCCTGCCAAAGACTGAACTATTCCCGGAATTGTGCTTCGTTGTAAAGATAACCATATTGTATGTGCTTGGTTTAATACAATCACACAAGTATTATCGTTTTCATTCTTTTTGATAACCACAGGTGGCATATCATTACTATCTATCAATCTAAATTCTACTTCTTTCTTTTCTTTCATTTGCATATTTATCACTCCATATTCATTAAATGTGTCATTGGGTCTTGTTTTAGTGTTTGTTTACTAAGTATAATGTGTGGAAACTTACTTAACAACATAGGTATTACCTTGTTCCAATCCATTTCACTATCATATTGTTTAGTCCAAACACTTCCGTTTGATTTAAGTGAAGTCACTCTAATAACTTCATATTTTTCTTCTTTTTCATAATCCTTGCTTTCGCTCATTGTATCATATCCTTTATTTTTTTGTTGCTTATTGTGAGGCAGAATGTTTTGCCCTTGCATCTAACTGCTGATTAAATTTCACATATTCCACCTGCACAGGCTATTTCACCTGTTAGGTCTGTGTTATCTTCGGCTTCTTTTACTAATTTAATATCTATATCTTTAAGTCCAGCAAACATTTGCTCGTACTGTGACCTTGTAATTGTTTCAAATGGTGCTTGTTTATATGAACCACCATCATAAGGTAAAACACTAAGTCCATTGTAGTATTTTCTATTCTTCCACATCCATTCACCTACTTCTTTCCATTCATACGCTCTAATACTAATGGTAGCCGAAACATTGTGTGTATTCATTCCTTGAGTGTGTCCTGCATTTACCCAATTAGTAGCAATATGTTTTACCCTATTTAGTAAATCAAGTGCGCTCTCATCTCTTGTAGTGCTACCTTCGGGTGCTTTCTGTGGTAAACTAATAACTGCTGTATCATGGGGTCTAAAGAAATCATCCTCAATTAATTCAGAGTAATTATCAGAAAGGAAATTATAAATTGCTTCATTCTTTCCGACTCTTAGACGACGAATATAATAATAATCATGCCAAGCATGAATACCACTTGAAGTTCCTAAAACACATGAAGTAGTTCCAGCAGGTTTAACGCAAGTAATTCTAGCCGCAGGGTTAATACCTATCTCTTTAGCGATTGTCGAATTAACTACTTTGGCTAAGTTCGCCGCCACTTGTAAATCTAATTTGTTAATTTTATTAGATGCGATGCCAGTCATGCTAACCCCAAGAAGAGAATCTTTTTCAGTAGTAGTCTTCCATACTTCACGGAGATAATGAAAGTCAGTATATCCAGCCTGTAAAGTTCCTAATATTGTTGCCGCTACTACTCTATGGTTTAAATCATCTTGGTCTATAACATCACTAACATTAATTTCTGTAAGGTTGCAAAATTGATTTGGTCTTAAAGCAATCTCGCAACAAGGATTAGTTCCCCAATCTTTGTCGTGAGAAAAATAAATCCCGGGTTCTCCAGAACCAGATGCTTCAATTCTTTTCCATAAATTCATAAAGTATTCTTTATCAATTCTACTCCTTAGTAGTACTGCAGAATTATTTGCTCTACCCCTTTGTGGATTGTTTTCCCACCAATTACCAGATTTAGAAGAAATCATTTCCATATCATCTGCACTAAATAAACTAATTAATGCTGCTCTACGAATACCACCTGCTAAAACAGCATCAGCAATATGACACATTATATCATGTGCTTGAAGAGGTGAAATACCAATCCCATTAGGAATACTTTTCAAGATTCCTTCAACCTTAACAAGACATTCTTTTAATGGTTGAGGTCCAGGTGCTTTACCTCCAGAAGTAATTAATCTTTCACCTTTACTTCTAATATCAGAAAAATCAAATATAGGTGTTGATGAAAGTCTACCAAAGTATGACTTGATTAAGACCTTAATTGAATCAGCCCAACCTTCTATTGAATCACCGATTAGATAACGACGAGTCCTTTTAGGATTAGGGTGTTGAATATCAGGTAAATTATCTACATGGTGGAATTGTACTGAATAACCTACTCCTGTACCTCCAAGTAATAAAAACATTGATTCACTAAACGCAGCAATATTATCTATTGGCATAAAAGCACAGTTATAGATTCTATTAGGTGCTACTTCGATAGGTTTTCCTCCAAATTGTAATGAACGCATACTTGGTAGAACCTTTTTAGTAAAAACAAAATCTGTATATACCTGCTCAATTTGTTTAGTTAGTTTAGGGTAATGTTTTAGGTGCATTTGCATATTCCTTGTACATATTTCAGCCCATGTCTCTCTTCTTTCTTTCACATCATCATACTTTGCATACTTCATATGTACTGTTACATCACTTAAAATTTTTGTCGCTTTATTCATTGTTCCACATCCTTTCTTATTGGTAAATGTTCCCATTGATTAAATTGATGAAGAAAAAGATTATCCTTTTTACTCACAATTATCCAATCAGATACTTGAAGCCATTCCCATTTATCCATATTTTTTATTGCTTCTTCGCCATGTACTCTAACTAAATGTGATATATCCCAATACTCTATATTTTTATATTTAATAATTGGATAACCACTCGCTTGAATAATACTTTTTCGGCTTTCTGCGATTGTATCTCCGTCGTTATAAAAGTTAGGGTTGGTAATAATAACATTTAGGTCATTGAATTTAATGTGCATATTTGCTAAAGATAAAGTATCTTTAACCTTCCATCCTGACATCTTTAAATCTGCCATCACTAACTTAGTAGGTAGGAAATCCTCGGCCTCTTCTTTGATGTTATACTCTTTGGTAAATGTTTTATATCTCATTCTAATCCCTCACTTAAAATATACTTATTACCCATACTTCCCGTAAAGGTATGAAGTCCAAAAAAGTTCGGAAGACAAGAGGCCAACTTCAATAAATTATTTAAAATCATACTTTACCAGCCCTTGCAATTTCTCCTCTTTGGTTTTTTACAAAATCAAGTCCTTTCTTAAGTTCTATTTTATAACACTCATCACATATACAAAACAGTACTACTTTCGCATTGAAATTTTGTCCGTAATTATGTTCACTTTTATGATGAGCATAGGATAATAATTCTATACCTTTAATAAGAACACCTGTTTCTGAATCTATTTTTATTACTTTATTACATTTTATACATTTTCTTCTCATATTGTTTCACCTTCCTGTCTAAATACCTTTCTGATAGAGGACTTAACTTCATGGTACACACCACCAGATTTAGGCGTTTTAGATACTGTAATTAATTTTACAGTACCTGTTGCTGGGTTTTCAATCCGCAGTTTAATGTGTTTAGATATTACACATTCTACTACATTGACTCCAAGCGTTTCTATTGCTATCATCATCTTTTTCATTTCTTTACCGTTCATATTATCATCTCTAGAATTAAATAGTGGACAATCTCGGATTTGAACCGAGGGTCACTTGGTTATGAGCCAAGAGCATTAACCAAACTATGCTAATTGTCCTTATTTTAACGGGCATATCAGGAATCGAACCCGAATCTTCGGCTTAGAAGGCCAAAATGCTATCCATTACACCATATGCCCATTGAATAAAAGTGCCGGAGGCAGGATTTGAACCTGCGAATCATTAAGAACAGGAATTTAAGCCCTGCGGTTTTAACCATGCTCACCCACTCCGGCGTTTTTGATTTCATAGAGGGAAATCTACCTCATACTTAGAAGCATACTGTTTAAGTGTACTTTCTAAAGCAATATCTTTCTCGTCTTTCTCGTCTTCTTCTAATGCAAAATATGCTGCACCAAATGTTTGTATTGCAAATTTACACATTTCATCTGGTAAATGCATCATATCTTCTTCAAACATGTGAAGAAAAGTACCTATCTTACCAATCTCATTTTCCATCGTTTTGAATTTAAGTATTGTTTTAGATTCGTTTCGGATTAATTTCCAGACAGGTACAAGACTCATTACCATTGAATATATATCTCTAAGAATTCTCATTCTAAAAAACTCCTTTCCTTCTCGAAATAATAGTACATGTCCTTAGCCTCATTGAATTGATGTTTAGCACTTTTACCACCTTTCCATCTAAGGTTACAATCTAACCAATAATTTACTTTTTGAACCAAATGATAGTCCCTGTATTCAGAGTAACTCATGTCAAGTGAATTCTCTTTCCATTGTTCAGATATTGTCTTTTCCCAATCTTTAATAGTACTATTAAATCCTAATACTTGGACAGGGAATTTTAAATGGTAAAACGGTGCATTGTAATTTCTATATTCTATATAATCTTCATCTTTTGGACCCAATGCAATTCTAGCAATCTCAATTAGTTCTTTACTTCCTGTTCCTTTTCTCCAATATGACATATTAAACACCTTTCAATTAAAAAATCCCCTTTTTTATAGTGGTGGGGGTCCACTTTAAGCGATAATGTTTTTAGCAAGAACATTAAAACTTCATATGCCATAGTCGCATACTAACTATTAGAGGTTGCCTTTCTCAACAACTTCCGCCGACAATTGCTTGAGCCAAAACGACTTCATCTACATTGTTAAAATCAATGTTAGCAATTTCTTCTCTTGTGACTAACTCGCCATCAACATATGCCCAATGTGTAGGGTGGTCGATAATTTGGTCTAATGCTTCTGTTGCACTTAGAGTTAGTTCTGTGTGTCCTGTTTCGTTTAATATTGTTATTTTTACCATATCTTTCACTTCCTTATTGTTTTATTCAAGCCTCATCCCATAGGGGTTGGCCGCTTTCTTGGTTTAGATTTCCACCATTTGTAATATGTTTTACAATGGCTTTTTCCATCTTTCGTCGAGTGCTGTCCATTCTCTTTTCACTAACAACATTTAAGTTCGATAGAGTGCTTAGTGTTTCAGTAATAAAACTCTTTGCCAATTCAAACTGCCCTTGTTGCTCTTCATCGAGATAAACTCCACCTGTTGCACGACTCATAATTCTTCGAAGTTCAAACTCCGTAATTAATCCTGCGTTCATCTGTTCTTTTAGCATCGTTTCCAATTCATTCACATTCTTGCTCATATTTTCACTTCCTTTTTTTGGGTTGGGCTTAAGGCAGTTCCTCACCGTATCTACATAATAATTGGAGTCTATAAACCTTGTCCAATTTTATCTTATTCATAATGATACATTAGTATCTTCCTTTCCTATACACTTTGTACAGGTTACTCGCCGTCAATCTACTTTCCATATGGTTATCATGTATGAGTTGTCTGAAAACCCTTTGATTCTTTCCATATGGGATGCCTTGATATTAGGATTCTTACTGAGAATATTATTAAGAGCATGGGATTGTATTCCATTAGCATCTTTATTATTTACATACTCATAAATTTCTCTGGTATTTGATGGACCATTGGCCTCTAAATATTTAATAATCATTTTCTGTATTCTCTTGTATTTCATTCTACTCACTCGCATTCTTCTTGAAGATTATCTACATCTTCTTGAACATTCTTAATTGTAGTCTTAACTATATCAAGTTTGTCTTTAATATTTACCTTCCATTCCTTGACTAAGATTTTCTTTAATTGTCTACCGTCAATCATACAGGGTGAACAGAATAAATCCTCACCGTGTTCTAAAATTGCTTTACACTTTGTACAACTTTTCATTGTTTCACCCCCTTTAATTTATAATATGATTCCCAGAATATTCCCATAGCATAAGATATTTCCATTGAAACCTCATCAATATAACCATCTGCATCTATGTCTTGGCGTACTAATTGTTTACCATTTACTTCAGCATAATAACGACAGTTGCGATAACGAATATAGAATATATCACCATTCTCCATCTCACCATCTATTTGAGTAGGTGCTGCATGACTTGAAATTACAATATGTTTAATCTTTCCAATGTTCATTCGTTATTCCTCCAATGTTGTTTTGCTGTCTTTCTTGAATTAGCAGAACCTACAAATCTACTATCGTATCTTGAACCTTCAACTGATGCTGTCGTATTAGCAATTGTTGTAGTATTCCTAATAGCACTAAGTACTCTCATATCCCTTTTACTTAGAGAATGTTTCTTATTCAATAAATCTTCCAGGGTTTTTAGTTGTTCTTTACTCTTAGTAATGGCCCGTCTTTTATTCATCTCTTTAATTTTCAATGCACTATTACCAAGTTCTACTCCGTAGTTTTTCATATCCATATCCGCTTTATCCAAAATGGCCACTTCAATAGTAACCAATTCTGATTCCTGCTTCGCAATTTTATTCTTCTTCGCTAATATTTTTTCGTTCAGTTTCATAACTATCCCTCATTTCTCTTACAATTGTTTTACACTTGAGCCAATTGCCAGCCCTTCCATTGGTAAAAATATACCATGCTATTTTGTCATCGCTAAAATCATTCTCTAGCATGTAGTGAATCTTGCTCATTTTACTCATTACCATCCCTCATCGAGATTAACAATAAAGTAAGATAACCTATCAGGTCTTTAATGACATCTTCATCAGATTCCATATTATCATTACCTTGCATGAGTCTATTTAATTTATCATCTATTCTGATTCTGATTCCTGCGCCAATCCCATTTCGCTCGTCACCGAGATTATTACTAAAGATTTTTATTGGCTTCATAACAGAATCGCCATATTGTTCATTCTTAGCAATCAGAAAATCTCTAATTTCATTCATCGTTTTTTCTATCTTTTTAGTAGTGTCCATATTTTCACCGGCTTATTCATTATTCTATTCTAACACCTTACAAAAAGTCATACAAATTGTAGGCTATTCCCATTATCCCATCATACAAAATGTATGAGATAACAGAATGTTTGGGATAACAGTATTATCTTATACAAAATGATAACTATTCCCGTTTTCCCACTTTTCCCACTCCTACCTTGTCTCATATAGGCTCTCACGGGGAAGAAGAAGAAGAAGAAGAAGAAGAGAATTAGTAAGAAAGAAAGAGAAAAGGGTAAAAGAGACTAACTTAAACACAATGTATTACATAATTATAATATCTAATACAAAATGTTTTCCCATAGCAAGGGAAATTGTGGGAAATCCCACTGTTAAAATTAAGTCACTCAAAATGAAACACTTATTTAAACAAAATAAGATAGAAGGAGAATAATATAATAAAGATATATTATTGCGATTAGATATAGTTTATATATTGTTTAGGAGTTTATTAAACATATAACACATATTGTATGAAATAATCATAGGTCTTGATGCCCAATGGACACCCAATGCGACCCCCGCCCCCTTATAAGGCATAGGCCACCCTCGGCTACTCGCCTTATAGACCGAATAGAGTGACCTTAACCTAAGTTTAACGGGCAAACAACCATATGGTTCATGCTTTGCTAAGAACCTTACAACCTTTTACCTATTGTATTTAGTGCGAGGAATCAAAATGAAGAGAGTACTTAGTAAAATCAATTGGACTGAAAAGAAGTGGAACAAGTTCGCAGTATCTATGGCAGAATTAAGAAAGGTGCTAATGGCTGAAAGTCTTGTTTCCGTTGGTACAGATGTGGAAGATTTTTTAGCAGATATGAAAGTTATATTTCTTATGGTAGAAAGAAAGATTGTTTGGGCTTTTGCATTTGACGACGCTGTACGCCTACAATATTACAATAAAAGGTTGAATAGATACTATACCGATTTGAGAAATGAATTTGACCAACTCTACAATATCGAAGATATTCAAAAAGATAAATTACAATATTTCAAAAAACGATGGGCTTAATTTAGCCACTCACCAATTATTCATGCAAGGTTTGAAAAGGTTTTAGGTTTTTATAGGTTCATCAGTTCCTATATTTTTCATTTTAACCCCTCCGAGATAAAAAAACCGTGGTAGGTTTTCCTTGCACCCTCTAAGGTTCACACAAAGTTAGAACCATATGGTTTTAAAAATGAAATGTATACGCATCTTTGTGAAGTATAATAAAACCCTCGAAAGGTGGATTTTTATTTTTGTGGTGAGAATCCATAACTCACACGCTCTAAGAGCCGTTTTGAGACTGATTTAATCAATCTTCTTCTTCAAGAAGCATCGGGTACAACCTCTTGAGGAAAGGTCGGAGACTCCCAATTCAAGCCATCCTTATGCAAAGCCTTGAAAGATGTCATATCCGAAGAATGTTTTCGGTCGGCGAATTGCTCACCATCTCGATACGCATACTTCTTTGAATCTTTGGTGTATGTCAAAACGCCTGTGTAATTGTTGAAAAAATCAATCCATACTTGACGGTTGCCATCGGCCTTCAAAGTCATGTTATCAGTAATCGCTTTATCAAGTCGTTCAACAGACCAACCTTCAAAACCTTCGGCAGAATATTCGGTCTTCAATTGAGCGACCATATCCGAGCGTTTGTTGGCATCTCTATTCCCTCGACGAATGGTTAATTCTGTTGATGCTATCCGGTCTTCATCATCATCATTCGCAGGTTTGAACGCTTTCATCCACTCATTGAGAGGGGCTAAAAAGGCAATCCATTTTTCATCGTTTGTCCACTTGTTTTTCTTTGTTTCTTTGGCCATAATATCAACCACACAGTGCCATTTCATTAGGAGGATAAGGTATTCCACAAAGTTGCAACCATATGGTAAGGCCTCTTTGGGGCACGAACCTTATACCATTTCTACTAATCTTTAGTGGTTATTATGATAACAGAAAAGATAATTTGGGGCAACCTACTATACAAAGACGGCACAGTTAGCAAATCATTTAGATATGTTTGTGATACAATGAAAGAATTTAGCGCAGTAGCACATAAATGTATTGTGACAGAAAGGCAATATTCGGGAGACATAAAAAATAAAACTATAACAGTAATTACTTATGTTCCCTTTATTCCTGAAAATCTACCTGAAGATTTATTAGATGAATTCGTTGAAATAATTGATGAACATGAATTCGCTTTAGATAAGACGAAATGTATAAAGGAAATTGTCGGGAATTGTGTCTGCGATGAATGCTGGATGGAGGAAGAAGAATGAAATTTTTTAAGAAAGAAACAAAAGAAGAAGAAAAGGTAGAGCCTGTTGCTAAGAATTTTACTATTAAACTAAAACAGGACCGGAATAAAATCTGGATTTGTGAAAGTGC